TATATAACTCTATTTACTATACATTTTAAAGTCATTGCATAACCTACTCTACGAATATCATAATATTCTATTGCTTGTGGGTTACTAAATTGCATAAATATTAATTGCCATTTTTGATTTTTATAATCGAATAAAACACTTTTGCCTATTAAATTACCTAAATCAACTGACATTTCTTTACATTTAGCAATGCTAGTACCAAATATTTGTATTGAGTAATAATTAAATAAAGGTGTAACATCTCCATAAAACACAACTTTTTCACCCATTTGTTCCTGTACAACAATAACATCAGTATCATTATCATTTGTAGAATATTCAGCTTTAAACTTAAAATCATTATACAAAGATTGTAAGTAATTAATTAAAACTACATTTTTATTTTTTATATCTTGTTCTGTCATTTTAGTTTATTCCTTTCTACTGCTTCACTTACTATTGATTTGCTATGCTTTACCCATGCTTCATTAAACCAATAAGCATTTGTTCCTAGTGTATTCCAGTTAGTTTTCTTTGGCATTACATAAACATAAGAAGCATACTTTGTATATGATCCTATTGTGTAATTTAAGTTACTACCTTTAACACCATGAGCAAGTGTAGTTCGTTTCATCTTACCTGTTAGTTCTGGAATTGTAGGGTAAGTCATAGCAAGTGTATTTTCTGCTATATCGTGCATTATTTTATCTGGTGTGTTGTGTGTTATTTCTTCTTGTACACCTTTAATCCAATTTACTTTAATACTTTCACTTTTTATCATCTTGATTTAACAGCACATATATAATTTTCTATTCTATTAAAAATCCATTCATCTTGAACTTTTAATATAGTATGTACTATTTCCCTTGATTTAGTTTTGAATATTATTTGGTCTCCCTCTCTAACATCTACCCATCTTGGTACTTGGTAATAACCAGTAGCTTCTGGTACTGTGTAAATACCAAATCTTATAGCTTGGTCAACATCATAAGGGCAACATTTTATAGGTACATCTTTATAATTTTGGTCATCATATACTGAATCATCTTCAGTTCGATTAAATTGTCTTAAAGTACATTTAATTCCATTTACTAAAAACATAATCAACCTCCAAAAGGTAAGTTTAATCCCATATTTGAGTTCAAAGCATTTCCTCTATATAAATAACCATTATTACCTAATATTCTTAATGCTAGAGTAGATATATCACTTATTAATTCTGCTTCCATAGAACCTGCTTTAATTTTGCCTTTATAATCAAGTGTAGGAATATCATGTTCAAGCATAAATCTTAACTGTTCCATACAAGCATTTTTTATAGGTTTAGGGACAGTAGTTTCAGTCCAACTATTGTCCCTATATCTTGTTCCTATTTGTGAGAATATCATCTCACTTGCTTCTTCGACTTTATAACTAGGAATATTTAATTGTTTATATTCACTATATTTCGTTTGAAACTCAACAAGTGTAAATAATCTCATATTCTCACCTCCATAAATTAAGCTAGTTTTACAATAGCTTCATCTCTAACTATTTCAGCACCAAACATTAATCTACCTTCAATTACGAATAGTCCTGGTAATCCTGGATATTCACTAAATTGATTAAAGTTAGAAAAATAAGCATCTCCTGCTACTGCTTCAACATTAGTGAAGTAACCTTTAACACCTTGTCCTAATACTGAACTAGCAATTGGGAAAATATCAACACCATAAACATTAGCAACAGTTCCTCTATCTACACCTTCAACTCCAGCTAGAGTTTCGAACTTTAAGATAGAAGTTAAACTTGCAACTAATTTTCCATATTCAGTAGCTTCTAATCCCATTTTATAATCATCATAAGCATTGTTATTAAATAATACTGCTTTAAGTGCATTAATATCAGCAATTGGATCAGTAGTTAATGTAAAGCTTTGAGTAGCAGCTGCTAGTTTTCCATAACCATAAGTATCAATTGCATTAGCAATAGCTGCATCTTCTTGAGCTATTTGGCTATCAATTGCTTGAGCTATATTATTCATTCTTGGATCAACTGCAACTGAATAATGTTTATCTAATTCAGTTAAGTCGATTTTTACACTATCATAAGTAGCTAGTGTTGGTGCAATTGGTGTAGCACCTACTGCATTAGCAACAGCAACAGGTTTTGTTTTGATAACTTCTATCATAGGTGTACCTGTTCTTCTAATTTCACCTAAATAAGATGGATTAAGGAAGTTCATAAATGATGAACGATATAATAAATCATCATATACTTTCTTAACAACACCTTGTAAATCAAGATTTAAACTTGTATAATTCATAATTTCTTCTCCTCCTATTTAATAATTAAATCTTTTACACTAGTTCTTCTAGTTATATTTATTTCTTTTGGTTTAACTTCTCCTTGATTAAAACTTGTTTCATTTGGTATGTTTACTGTGTTTTTAGGAAAATATGTAGCACCATACTTTTCTTTAATCATACTTACTGCTTTAGCATCATCTGCTTCTTCACCAAATAGACTATTACGAAGTTTTGCTACCTCATCTAAATCCTCTTTTTTAAATCCCTGTGAAACCATTTCAACCTGTAACTTTAAACCTTTAGTTGAGTTAGTTAGTTCTGTGTTTCTAGCTTCAATATCATTATAAGATTTTTCTAATTTAGCATACTTTTCTTCAAGTTCACTATAATTAGCAGTACTCTCTTTTAATGCTTGAGCTTTTGCATTTTCAACTTCCTCACTCAACACATATCCTTTACGAATATCTTTTTCGAGTTTTTCGATGTTTAAATCATCATTGGACAACTCGATATCCTTGTTTGTTAGATATTTTTTAATATCCATTTTCTTCCTCCTATTTGTCGACTATATTTAGAAGTGCTAGTTTATAGACATTTCGGTCTATCTATTAATAGCTACTACCTTTTTTTGCATTTCTTTAGTAGGTAAACTATCTTGTAAAACTCTTATTTGAGTATTTACCTTATTTCGTTGTTGATTTAATTTATCAACTTCATCTTCATTACCCATTCTTTTTTGTATTCTCATATCAGTTAATATTCGTTCTTTTTTTAGTGTTAGGGTATTCATTTTTTTTCTTATGTTGTAATATTTATCTATTTCACCTTTTGTAAATATTTGCTTTGTAAGTTTAGTCATTGGTGTATATATAAGTAATGCACATTTACAATTAGGGTGAAGTATATCTCCTTCGTGTTCATCAGCATCATTTACAAAATCTAATACTTCTTTTTCATCAAGTATTCTTCCTTGCCATTCTGCACAATGTTCACAACTAAATAAATGAGGTGGAATCCAGAACTTTGTATACCCTAGCCTTAAACCATCATTAATAGTTGTATTCCAAGCACTTCTTGTAAGGTTAGTGTTATGAACCATAGCAACATAAGTGCTTAATTGCACATCTCTAATCTTTTTACCATATTTATTGAAGTATGGTACTATTTGATTATTATATTGTGCTACTTTTAACTTTAGATATTCTTGTTTGTCCTCTTTATATTGTGGTGAGTTTGAATATCTTTCATATCTTTTAGTAATGAAGTTTTTAAACTTATCTTCATTAGCAATTATTACTTCTAAAGCTATCAAGCTCATAGCTTTAGAACCTAATTTTAACCCTTTAGAGCTTTGTTCTTCATCTTCTTGAATATTTAATTGCTCTAGGTTATTTTCGTGTATAATCTCGATGTATTCATCTATTTGTTCATTAAAGAATGAGTGGTCTATGTTACCCCATATTTCATCTAGTTTTTTAATAAAGTATTCTACTGGTCTATCATCATATAAACATTCAAAGAATAATTCTTCTGTTTTATTTTGTAACCTAGCATATTTTTGATTTACTTTATATACACTTTCATTAATGTAATCACTAGAACTCTTCATAACTTAACTTTATATCTTCTCTTTCTTTGTTATATTCGTTGTATAACATTTCACTATCAACTTTATCATCAAGTAATTTATTGATAATTGGTGTAAGTATTTTTGCTCTAGTTTGATATGGTACACTCATTGTTCTTTGAATTGCTTGTAATGTAGTTATTTTCTTGTTGTCATCTATTAATTCATTTGTTCCATAATCCCATACTAGATTATTTGGTATTCTATTTATATCTGTATTTAATGCTTCTTGTAATCTTACTATGTTCTCTAGTAAATGGTTTATTTGTGGTGTAATTTGTTTCTTTATAGCTTCAATAGTCATTTCAGTTAAGCTAGCATTTAAGTCTACACTTGCTGTATTTTGGTATGCATCTTTTTCATAACCAAATGTAGCAGGGCTTAAATTAGCCATTTGTATTATTTGATAATCACAAAACTTAAATGTATCTATGTATTGTTGTACTCTTATTTCACCTTGTAAGAACTCAAATACACTATGTTCTTTATCTCCAGGAAGTAGAGTAAAGTAATCTTGCATATTGCCAACACTTAAAGTTTTAACATCATACATATTTTGGCTTGGCTGCCATTGATTATATATATCTCCACTTTGAAAATGTTGTGTAGTTGCTATTCTTGTCTTTGTCTTTTGTATTTCTTCACAAAGTACATTATAAACTTCCATTTCTTCTGTTAAGAACTTAACACTATCTTTGAAGAAGTCTTGTCCTATATCGATATTGATTATTACTTCATAATCTAAATCGTATATTTTTTTGTATTCAGTTTTGAATACATCATTAAATATTGATAGTGGTATTTCTTCCCATTTACCATTATCACTTTGTCTATATGCAGTAAAACTAATTATTGATGATCCATCTTTTATTTCAATGTGTCTTTTCAATGAATATATTGTTTTATCTGTATCAAACTCGTGAATCAAATCACAACTGATAATCTTGTCATATCTTTGTACTAAATTATGTACATCACATTTTTTAATACATTCAAGATATACTTTGTTATCAAACCTATGTATATATATAAAGCTTTCCCCTTCATATACACTTAATTCGAGTGCTTCACCTAAAGTAGGCATAAGCCAATTTATATCAAGCCCTTCTGTTTGAGTAAGTAAATCACTACCAAATAATTGATTTCTTATATATGTGCCAATTTTTTTAGCAGAAGGTGCTAATACATACTTTTCTTCTCGTTTAATATTAGGTTTACCATTTGTTATTCCTGGTTGTGTTACTGTTGCATCTATTTTTATATATGGTGCTTGTAATGGATTAAAATGCCTTAATTTACCTTCCATATTAATCTCCTTTCTTAAACTTCAACTCCTGTTTCCATTGTGCAACCCCAATAAGTTTTTCTATGCTTTTCATCATTTTTTAAAAGCCTTATTGGTCTTACTACTACACTTGCTACTATATTTTTAAATAGTTGTTGTTTAAAATAGGTTCTTACAGCATAACTGTTTTTAGATGGTTCTTCATCTTCACTTACCCTTATTTTTTTAATTAAAACGCCATTATAGTACAAGTATAGTTTCCATGTTTTTTTCATTTAAACCTCCAATAAAAAAACATAAGGTTTTCCTATACCTTATGCTTCCAATTGCACCTATAAAAGGTCAATTACTTGCACTTCTAAATAAATGATACTCTATTTTTTAGATTTTGCAAGTACCCCCCTGTTTTCTTTAAATGTATAATGGTCTTTGTAAATATTATATACCTCACTCGTTTTACAATTTTTACAAGGAATTACTAATTCTAAAGGTCTTTCAAGTACCACTCCATATTCTGCTAGTAATCCTATTATTTCATCATAATTTATTGAACATAAAAATCTTTTACTCTTTTTACATTTTATTTCCATCTCTACCTCTATATAACTGGACTTCTACCTGTTAATTGAAACTCCATTATAATATACCTAGTTCCATCAACATAATGGTCGAAGTCTTTTACATAAGCATTTATTCCTTCTTTTTCACTTTTTATCTTGTCATAATGGTAACTTTCAAGTTCTTCTAACCCTATATCATGCCCTCCATATACAGGACTACCATTTATAAAGTATCTTATATGTGGACTACTTACCATTATTAGGAAATCTTTATAGAATAAGGACTGCATATATTGTACACTTTCATCTACACTTATTTTATTCTTTTTTGCTAGTTCGTGCCTTATTCCATCTACTGTTAATCTATTATCAAAGTGTGCTGCTTCACTATCTATAACTAAAGTGTTTACTGGTATTCTTTTATATTTATTATGTAAGTAATTAATAAACTCTTTTAATTGGTTTGAATAGTATTCAGTTGTAGGTGTATCGCCTTCTACTTTTGGATCATGATAATATTTGTCTAATAATATAAGATTCCAAGTTCTATCTTCTGTTTTCATAGCTAGAGCTATTGCACTAAATGTAGTTGCATTTACACTACCATAATCACAACCAATACCTATTTCCCTTATTATGTATTTATCTTTTAGTTCTTGTTCAGTTATTTGTGGTATATGGTTAAATACTTTTCCTTCTGCTACTACCCATTTGTTAAACACTTTTTGGTTTCTTAATGCACCTTTAGGAAATGATTTAACAGCTTGTTTTATCTTTTCTTCTGTATCTAGTACTGGGTTATCATAAGGGAAGAAAACATATTGTTTCCAGTCTTTACTATCTATGTATTCTTTTTTGTAAGGGTGGTTTTGACTACCCTCTACATTAAAGCTATCTATTCTTTTGTAGTAAGGGTGTCCTGCAAAACTCATTTGTCTACCAGGTAATTCATTAAAGCTATCACGAAGTTGACTAGATGTATATATTCTTGCTGCTTCATCACACCATACAAATATTAAAGGTTTACCTAATATTCTGTTGAATGATAAGTTAGTATTAAACCCAAAGAAGTAAAACCTTATGTTATATATTTGAAAGTATTTATCATTTTGCCCAAATCTTAATAAATATTCTTTGCCATTTTTAAAGTGGTATTCATTTTTTAATATGTTTTCAAGTGGTTCTACTATATTGCCTTTTAATGTATCAGTAGTCCACCCTATTATTGCACCATAATAATCTCTAGGAATGTAATTTGGGTTCTTCCTTTGCTCTTGTTCATATTGGTTTAATTTATCTGCATATTCAATTATA